AGGACTTTAAGCGTTTCCAGCCTGCCATTGACTACCGTAAGGATTCATGTCAAAGTTTACTGAAGCGTACGCTACTCGACGCTCTTGTCGAGCTTACCGTTCCCGTCTCTGCGAGACAATTTGGAAAGCGGTAGCTACTTGGAAATACCTCTACAACTGCGAGGCACCGAGATTCGAGCCTATCTCGGATAACTGTGTCGACCTTAGTAGGGAAACGAAGTGCTATCTGCAAGCTTGTCCTGCCGTGGACCAGCATGCGGAGTTTGCATGGAATTCAATCAAGAAGCTACAACCGGCTTCATGCCGGTGTATGGAAGCTCCTCTTCTTTCATCCGTCGCTAACCATTTCCAGTCTCCACCCCCCTCCCTTCCACGCGGTTACATCACATTTGCGCGTAAGATCATTCGACACCTGTTCCCTCACGGGTGGGATGCCGGGTCCTACGAATCTTGTGTGCTTGGAACCGATCCTTCTTTGTCAGCATGTTTGGAGAATCGCCGCAGTGCGGGCGGACTTCACGGCTATGTTTCCAACCCTCGGGTTGAGAACCAACTCGGACGTTTTCGTCACGATGACTTCCTCACGACGTGCTTAGACGGGGCAACCCGTCCTTTGAGCGTCGCTTCGGGTCTGACTGTCGTCCAGAGTGCCGGTAAGCCTCGCCCGCTGAGCAAATTCTCGGCGGACGCGATACACTTGAGACCGCTTCATAAAGCGATCTATGATAGGCTGTCGCGCGAGAAGTGGCTCTGCCGCGGTGATTTTACAACTGACGTTCTACAGCGCGCTGGTTTTTCTTATGTTGAAGGCGAAGTCTTGACTTCTGGGGATTACAAGAGTGCCACCGACAACCTCTCTATCGAGGTCGCCGAGGCTATTCTTGACGAATTGCTGAGGTCCACGGTCTCTGTGCCGGGGTCTATGAAAGCATACGCCATGAATATCTTGCGTCCCACGTTGTTCAACTTGGAGCACGGTATAGATGATTTTATTCCTACGAGAGGTCAGATGATGGGTTCTTTTTTGTCTTTCCCCTTGCTTTGCTTGCAGAACAGGATCGCTTTCCTGTATGCTGGTGAATCTGTTGGGGTTGACAATTCAGAGTTTCCATGTCTGATTAACGGAGACGATATCCTATTTCGTTCCAGCCCGCACTTCAGTGCGCGCTGGATGGACGTTGTAGGTGATCTATCTCTGGAGGTTGAAAAGACGAAGACTTCCGTTTCAC